TTTGGTGTGAATCGTCCTGAATAAGCCATATAAATACTATGTATATTTCAATTTAAAGAGTTAATCAATGGCCGTAATCTCCATACCAACATCAGTCGCTGGCGTTTCTCTACCTGGCCCCCTAGGTCAAATTGCTAAAGGTCCACTTGCCGCTTTGTATGGTGGCAAAGGAGTACAAACCTTAAAGTATCCTTCTGACCTTGCTACTGATGCCACTAAAAATCATTATGTACAATTTTCAATTAAAGAAGTTATACCCGCTGGGTATTCAACAACAGGACCAACAACTCCTGGCCAAAGCATCAATCTTAATGGTATTGCTCAGGCAACAGGAGCTATTGGTGAAGCAATAAGTAATGGAATTAAAAGTGCCGCTAGTGGTTCTTCTGAAACTACACAAGAATTAATTGGACGAGCCACAGAGGGAGTTGGTGATGGTTATAAAAAGATTGGTGAATATATTCCCACCTCATTACAAATTTCACCCACAACAACACAAGCGAAAGCATATATTTCTTTATATATGCCAGATACATTAATGGCACAGTATTCAGCCGACTGGCAAGAAATGAGTTTAGGTGATATGGGCACAGGAATATCTACATTAAGGATGATTGACCAATTAGCCACTAATGCAGGACAACAAGGAACTTTTACCTCTGGAGATTTAGGAAAAAGTTTAGGTAATTTAGCATCAACAGATCCAGCAGTTACAGCAACAGTTGCAAACTTATTGGGTGCGAGTGGTATTGGTAGTAATTTAATTGATGCTAAAGTGATTGGTGACGTTATATTAAAAGGCCAAGGTTATGCAATTAACCCACAATTGCAGATGATTTTTAGAGGTGTTGGTTTTCGTAGTTTTCAATTATCTTTTATGTTTACTCCAAAATCTTTGGAAGAATCTACTGAAGTTAACGATATTATTAAAACATTTAAATATCATTTTTCGCCTGGATTTGAAGCCGGCAAAACCGATTCAACACAAAGTATGTTTTTGACTTCGCCTTCAATATTTAATGTACAATTCAAAATTGGCCAAAACGAAAATCAGTATACACCAAAATATGGTGATTGTGTTTTAACTGATATTGACGTTAATTATGCACCAAATGGTTTTGCTGTACATGAAAACGGTGCGCCAGTACAAACAACACTCAATTTAACATTTAAAGAAATTGTTATTGTTGATAGAGATAAAATTGCTAAAGGAACTTTAAGATAATGTTATATTTTAATACCTTACCAAAAATTCTAACTAACGACAATAAAAATAATGCTATTGTTTTAACTAATCTTTTGGCAAGAGCGGAACTTGTACAAAATTTAATGACAAACCCTCTAATGTTTTATGAATATAATATACAAGATGGTGATACACCAGACATTGTTGCTTCCAAATATTATGGCGATTCATACCGCTATTGGTTGGTTTTGTTTTCAAATCAAATATTAGATCCACAATGGGATTGGCCACTATCTTCTCAACAGTTTACATTATATTTAAACAATAAGTATTCTGCTGCAGCCAATGCCAATACCGTTTTGGCATACACATCTTCAACAGTATATGAATATCGTAAAATTATTACGACAACTGATGAAACATCATTGACAACAACATCAAAGACTTATATAATTGATGAACCGTCATATTTAACAACATTGCCTTCAACAAAAACAGTAACATTTTCTAATGGCACATCAGCAAAAGAAACGATTACAAAAGAGGCTGTTAACATATATGATTGGGAAGTTGAACAAAATGAATCAAAAAGAACTATTAAATTAATAAATGCAATTTATGCACCGCAATTTGAAAGTCAACTTAAATCATTAATGGGTACATAAAGTGGCGGACATATCTTCTTCAGCACCAACGCCAGCTGGTGTATCTTATCCAAAAGACTATGCGTTAATAAATCTTACCTTACTATCAGCATCCAATAGTATGGACATGAAAAATTTATTGACCGAATTATCATATCAAGAAGATTTGTTTAATAATACAGCGTCAGGTTATCTGATGGTTGTTGATTCTATGGGTTACATTGAAACATTAAACCTTACCGGTAATGAATATCTGCGGATGACATTTGGTAAAACCAATCAAAATTCTAACTGGATTGATAAAATATTCCGTGTTTATAAAGTAGACAAAAGGCGACCAGAAGGTAAAGGCGATACAGAATCTTATTCTTTGTATTTTTGTTCTGAAGAAATGTTATTGTCTGAACAATATAAAGTAAGTAAATCATATCGTGCCAAATCTATTTCAGATAATGTTATTGATATTTTAGAAAATTATTTAAAAGTACCAAACAAAAAAATTGCTCAAATTGATTCAACCTATGGCATATATGATTTTGTTATACCAACAATAAAACCATTTGATGCAATTAATTATATGGCGGGGTATGCCAGACCACAACCAGACAAACCTGGTGCTGATATGTTGTTTTATGAAAATAAGTTTGGTTTTAATTTTAGGTCAATTCAATCTATGATGAAAGAACCTGTTTTTTATAATTACAGTTATGATCCAAAAAATATAGATAATGCCACATATGATTTAAATAAACGAATACATAATGTTACGACATATGAAATTTTAAATTCTTACGATTCATTGGGAGCAATTAATTCTGGTATATTTGCCAATAAATTAATATCTGTGGATCCAGTCACAAGACGTTATAAAGAAACTAACTTTGATTATGCTGGTTATATTCAGGAAGCCACGATGTTAAACGAACATCCAATCACCAATACATTTAAAAATAGATTTGGTGAAGGAGTTAACCAAACTCCAGAAGCAGTAACAAAATTAATATTCTCAAATTTTGAACAAAATTTAGTACCTTACATTGCTGAGCAAGGACCTGATATTACAATGAATGAATACAAAACTGTGCTTGAAATTACAAAAGAAAGCACAACTAAACAATATGCTTCACCAGATAACAATTCTGCTCTGTGGCAGAATACGGTTAAAGGAATTGCATAATGTCTAAAATGATTAACAACTTTGCCGGCCTAAATGGTTTTGTTTGGTGGGTTGGAGAAGTAGAAAATAGAATTGATCCGTTAGGATTGGGTCGTTGTCAAGTTCGTATCTTTGGTTGGCATACACAAAATAAAGAATTAATTCCATCTGAAGATTTACCTTTTGCGCATCCGTTATACCCAATAAATAATTCGAAATCGTTTTCTGCACCAATGGTAGGAGATTGGGTTGTTGGATTCTTTATGGATGGAGAATCAGGACAATTTCCTATAATGTTTGGTGTAATGCCTGGACTTAAACAATAGGAATTAAAATGAAACCAAATCTTGGAACTGCCGAAAATCCACCTTTTAGTCCTTATACAGGAATATTCAATACTGCTGGACAACCTACCACTCCCGCCCTCGGTATAGGGCAGGTTGCCAATACTGCTATTAGCTTTACCAATAGTACATTATCACACAATTGTGATTTTAGTTTGGATATTATTAAAAATAATGCATTAAAAAGATTTTTAAATTCTCAAGCAATTAATATTAGAAATGCGATTCGTGACGTAATGAGAGCGTTAGGTTTTTCTGATGCAACAGGAGAAAGTCAATGGTTGTATAATAAACTTAAATCAATCACTAAAGAGTTAAAGTATATACAAAAAAATATAATACAACCTATTCTTGATTTTGAAGCTCTTGTTGTTCAATATATTAAAAAAATACAAGACATGATTGCTTATATTTTAAGTTTGCCTGGAAGATTGTTAGCTATGTTACAGGATTGTTTAAAAAATCTTTATGCTGCAGTAGGTAATGCTCTAACTGATATTACTGGTGGTGCAAGTGGTGGGTTTGGTGATGAACTTAAAGCTGCCAAAGAGGCCGCACAAACATTTAATCAGACCGTTTCTATGGCTGCCACAGCGGCCGCTGGTGCCGTAGCAATTTCTAGTGCAGTTACTCAATTACCCAATGTTGCAACGCAGTTTAAAAAAGGTATATAATGGATAATCCGTCATCTGTTTTATGGACACAACCTGAATCAGCAGCTAATGCAGACACTCAGCCAGAATATCCATATAACAATATACAACAAAGTGAATCTGGTCATTCGTTTGAGATGGATGACACACCAACCCGTGAGAGGGTTCGTTTATCTCATCGTTCAGGCACTTTTATTGAAATGCAGCCTAATGGCGATGAGGTACACAAAGTATATGGTACTGGTTATGAAATTACGGTTAAAGGTAAAAATGTAGAAATTAATGGTACTTGTAACATTACCATTAATGGCGATTCAAACATCCATGTTTTAGGTAATAAGAGTGAAAAGATTGATGGCAACTATAATCTTCAAGTGGTGGGTGACATGGTTGCCAGAGCTGCAGGAACCAATGGTATGCAGTTAATCTCGGATAACGATATGAGTATTCAATCTTCTTCAAGTTCGACTGGTGCGATGTACCTGTCTGCTGGAGACCATATATACATAGCGTCAGACTTGGAAGTTGGAGGTTCAGTTTCGGCTGACGTTGTTTCTGCCGAATCCAGAGTTAATGCTGGTGTGGGAGTATATGCTGGTATTAATGGAATGTATTCTCAAGGCCCAATAACTTCTTTGGTATTGGTACAATCACCACTTGGTGAATTTGGTATTATGGAGGCCACTTTGATGACTGATACTATTAATAGTAACATCTATAATACTCATGTGCATATTGGTAATAGAGGATTTCCAACCAGTAAACCTTTGACCGGTTTCTTCGGAGTTTAATTATGTCAACAGTTAATAATGCAACAGGGGTATATGCAACACTAGGTTATAGTTTTAGTGACCCGAATGGTTATGTGGAACCACTTTCAACTGATGCTGTTAATCATTTAGAAAAGCAACCTGCTTTTATTCAAACATGGCAAGCACAAGATATTGCAAATAATGCTGTGAGTGGTTATTTTCAAAATCCTGTATTAACTTATGTAAATACAATTCTTACAACCGCCAATACAATTGCGGCCAATATTGCTGTGTCCAATTGTGCGGCTTTAGCAACTGCGCAAACGGCGTGTAGAACTTTGTCTACGACATCGGTAGCTTTTAATGCTCACACTAATAGATTGTCTGGAATAACTCCGTTTAATGGTGAAGATGTAACCAACCCCTATTATGAAACAGCAATTTCTTTTGGAAAAACAGCACTATATATCACCAATCAAACGGATAACATAACCAATACATCACCTATCTTGGGTAGTTTTGGTAGTATTTTGATTGGACCGCAAATTAGTAATCAATCCAACACAATTTACCCATACATTGCTTTGATTGCCAATAGTATTAGTGGTGATCCTGAGGTTGGTCAAAACACATCATTAACAGCGGCACAAATTAACCAGATTGTATCGGACATATCAAATACCAACACTTTACTGTCATCTCAGAGAAGTGCAGACGTAGCATTTTATGGTAACTTAAAAACATTTTCCGACAAGTATAACACAGTAAGACAATTTTCAAGTATGGGCGAAACTCAAACTTATCTGTGTAACAACTTTATTGGCACCGACAAGTTAATTACACGAATTAATTCATAGGAAGCATCATAAATAATAAATGGCAACACTAACCAATCTTTATTCCGATTTAGACTTCACATTTAACCTTGTTCCTGGTTCGAAAGATGTTGCTCGAAGCTTTGATGACCAAGCGGTTATTCGTTCGGTTCGTAATCTTTTATTGACCAATTTCTATGAAAGACCGTTTCAACCAGATATTGGTGGAAATATCGACAAACTTTTATTTGAACCGGCCACCACTTTGACGGCCAGTTTAATTAAAACCGAAATTGAAAATGTTATAACAAATTATGAACCTAGAGTACAAATAGAAGATATTACGGTTACCGGTAATATTGATGAAAACTCATTTACGATTAATCTAACATTTTACATAGGAAATAATACCTTGCCAACATCGGTAAATATACTTCTTGAAAGGTCCAGATAATGGCATCTTCAAACAACAATA